ACTAGCATTTTATACAGACCTTGGTGATGCTATGATGCGTTTTGCATGTATGCCAACATACTCATCTGATGCTTTCTTTAAGCAGATTGATAAGGTTGAGAAGTGTATGAACACTAGAAACCCATTGGATTCATTTAGAAGGTTTGATGAAACCTTTGTACCAGACCCAGAAAAAACATATTATATTCATGCTGACCTTGCACAAAAGCACGATAAATGTGCGGTAGCAATTGCTCACGTAGACAAGTGGGTAAATATCCAGGTAATTAAAGATTACGAACAAGTAGCCCCAATTGTAGTAGTGGATGCAGTTGCCTGGTGGGAGCCAAGAGCAGAAGGCCCTGTTAATCTATCTGAAGTTAAGCAGTGGATCATGAACCTACGCAGACAAGGTTTTAATATTGGCATGGTTTCATTTGACCGTTGGCAATCATTTGATATTCAAAATGAGTTGCAGGCAGTTGGAATTAGGACTGAGACAGTATCTGTTGCTAAGAAGCACTACGAAGATCTGGCTATGATGATTTACGAAGAGCGTGTTTCTATTCCAAGAATACCTATCCTATTAGAAGAGATGTCAGAACTTAAAATTATGAAGGGTAATCGTGTAGACCACCCCCGCAAGAAATCTAAGGACTTGGCTGATGCTGTAACTGGAGCGGTATTTGGAGCAATATCACACACACCAAAGAATAATAATACTGAGATAGATGTCCATACTTGGTCTTCTTCTGCACGATTTGCAGAGAAAGACAAGGGTATGGTAGAATTAGATAATCGGAAAATGCCTGACGATGTTAGGGATTTTTTAGATGGTTTTAATTTAATTTAACTTTCTGGTCATAAGATCAGATAAAACTAACAAGGAGAAAGAATGAATTCATTTAAGAAGATCGCCCTTGCCGTGGCTGCAGCCATGACGTTGGGAACTGTTGCAGCAGCACCTGCAAATGCCACTGTAATGACAGTAGCAGTAACGCTAAACGCTGCACCAAACACAACAAACGGTGTAATTTCTACACCTGCTGGGTTGCCAGTGCCAGAAGATAATAAGATTGATGCAACAGACGCACTAAAGTTTGTAGCAACAGTCGCAACAGGAACATCGGTTACTGCAGTGGCAACAAATGCAACAATTGTATCTGCACTACATGATCCAGCAGCACCAGTAGGAGCATCGTCAGGATCATCATCTTTGACAGTTGCAACAGGTACTGGAGACAAAGCAACATTCTATGTCTACACAAAGACAACAGCAATTGGAACAGTTGTAATCACAAACGGTGGAACAACCCTTACATACTATGTACAGGGAACTGCTGGACTAATTAATAATCTTACAGTTTCTGCTCCTGCATCAGGTGCAGCAGGAACAAAGCAAGATATCTTGGTTACAGCAACAGACGTATTTGGAAACAAGGTTTCTGGTAAGTCTCTTACTGCAACAGTATTTGCTGCAACAGCAACACTTACTACAACACCAGTATTAACTGGTGCTACACTTTCAGATTTTGGAGTTGCAAAGTTTTCTGCAACACTTCCAGCAACTGGATCACGAGCACTAATCACATTTGCTCCGACAAATGCTGGTGAGGCGACAACTGCAGATGTAGTAGGTTTGCCTGTTCGCACACTAGCACCATTCGCAGAGATTACAGTTCGTGATCTAGTGTCAGAACTTGCTGCTGAGAAGGCTGCAAAGGATGCAGCACTTGCTGCTAAGGCTGTTGCGGATGCTGCCGTTCTAAAGGCTGCTGCAGATGCAGTTGCTGCTAAGGCTGCTTCAGATGCAGCACTTGCTGCAGCAGTAAAGGTAGAGACAGACAAGGCTGCTGCTGCTAAGGTAGCATCAGATGCTGCTCTTCTTGCTAAGGATGCACAGATTGCTAAGTTGACTGCAGATAATGCAGCAGCAATTAAGTCACTAAAGGATGCTTTCAATAAGTTGGCTCGCCAATGGAATGCAAAGAATCCAAAGGCAAAGGTTACTTTAGTTAAGTAATTAATCCAACAACTGAGGGAGCCATTAATTTGGCTCCCTTTTTTGTTATACTATTATGTCTAACTGAATAATTTGATATAATAGGCAAGAGGAGAGTCCACCACTTTGAAAAAACTCTTGCGTATATTTACAGTTTCTACCCTTGCCTTTGCTTGGCTTCTTATAGCCCCTACAGAGGCTAATTCTGACGACCCTATAGCAATCGGTGCCCAGAGGATAGAATCCCTCAATGACAAGGTTTTAGACATCAATGATAGTGCTGAGTTGATATCCCTTATTGATGTAGCACAGGATCAGTATGAGGCTGCCGTAAATGCCAGGGACAACAAAACCTCAGCAGAAGAGGATTATAACCAAGCAGTAGATGCAGAATCAACAGCCCTATCTAATCTGAATAATAAAACATCATTATTAAATGCAGCGCAAAAAGCGGTAGATGATCAGACCCCAATAGTTTCAACTGCATTAACAAATAGAAACAATGCTCAAGAAGCATTAAGCATAGCCAATCTTAATCTTCAAACCACACAGTCTAATATGCAGGCTGCTGGAGGAACAGGTTTGGCATACACTGTTTATACTCTTGTTAGACAGGGTAATGTTGCTACCCCAGGATCTGTGCTTTGTTCTGGCACCTGGAACTCAAGTTCTATGAACCTTCCAGTTTGTGGTAATAGATATGAAAACTTTATTGTTAAGTTTGTTGGACAGATTACAGTTCCGTCATGGTTTACAACAGTATCATTTGGGGGATACACAGATGATGGGTTTAAAATGTATGTAGATGGAGTACTTGCTACAAGTCAGTGGGTAGAGCAAGGAACAACATGGAGTCCATTTACTCCAGTTTATGATGTTAGTGAAGACAAAACATTAGATGTAGAAATTTGGTGGTACAACGGTGGGGGCCCAGGATCTTATCTTCTTGGATGGACAATTCCTGGTGGAATGACTAGTGCAGGGTGTGATTATGCTGGAAATCCAAGAGTGTGGGGAGAAGATTTTAGTTGTGATCTTAATACATTTTCTTCTGGTCCTGGTGCAACACAAGAGCAAATAAATGATTATAACGAAGCACTTGCAGCAAGAACATCTGCATTAGCAACTTATAATGATAAGTTATCTGTTTATAACACGGAACTTGCAAAGTTGAATACATACAACAGTGCATTAACAACTGCTAATACTAATAAAAACAATGCACAAACAGAGTATGAAACTGCACAAGATAATACTCAAGATGCATTAGATGAAAAAAATAATGCTATTGAAGACTATAATAATGCAATTGAAGATATGAATGATGCGATTACTGCTGCTGAAGAAGAGTATGAGGCTCAATGGAATTTTGAAGAGACGCAGAGAATTAATGCTGCTATTGCTCAAGCAGCAGCCAATGCTGCAGCCAATCAGCCTACCACAGAACCTTCTCCAGAACCAACTGAAGAACCTACGCCAGAGCCTTCTCCAGAGCCTTCACCAGACCCAACAGATGAACCAACTGAAGAACCTACGCCAGAGCCTTCTCCAGAGCCTACAGAAAACCCTAAGCCAGAGCCAACTGATGAGCCTACCCCAGATCCAGAACCAACAGATGAACCAGTCGTAGATCCAACTGAAGAGCCTTCTCCAGAACCAACTGAAGAGCCAACCCCTGAACCAGAACCAACAACTAATCCTGAAATAGAAGATGAAGAGTTGGCTGAACTTATTCCTGAAAAAGGAACGGGTACAGCAGAAGATTTATCTGGAGTTATTGCTAACCTTACAAGCAAGGATAACAAGTTAGTTACGCTTTCACCTGAGCAAGTGGCAGCAGTTAGCCAAACCTTAAAGTCTTTGACCCAAGAAGCAAAGGCAGAGATTGCTGGAGACCTTGGTATCAAGGCATCAGAAGTTGCACAGATTGCTGAGCAGATGAAGGACAACCCAGCACTTGCTTCAGCATTTGTTGAGTTCTCAGAAAGAGCAGGGGATGCAGGAGAAACCCCAATGCCATTTACATTAGCAGATGCATTAACAGAGGTACAAACAGAGGCATTCCTAGCAGATCCACTAGGAGCAGTATTTAATATAGATTTTGAAAAGGTTTTAAATCCAGCGGAATGGGGAAAGGATATGACTGACGACCAAAGAGAAAAGGCTCAAGAAGTCATAATTCCAGTAATTATAGTATCAAACATTGTTAGTTCTGTTATGTCAATAAGGAGGTTATAATAGGATGGTTATGAATAAAGTTAAAGAAAATATAAGGGTGATTTTGGGCAAAATGAAGATGCCTAAGATTGCAATCCCTAAAATAAAAATACCAAGCATTAAGATTCCAAGTATCAAAATGCCAAAGTTTAAGATGCCAAAAATGTATATGCCAAAGTTCAATATTCCAAAAATATCTATTCCAAAGATTAAAATGCCAAAAATAGATATGGAAAAACTAAAAGCATATGCTGCAAAGTATTTTCCTATTATTAAAAAAATATTTAAAGTTTTGGTAAAGATTGTTAAGGGATTTATCTTATGGCTTTGGAAAGCAGTTAAAGAAAGTATTGCTCAGGTTTGGACACTACTTGGATTCTTTATTGCATGGCTTACGCTTACAGGTACAGCACAGCAGGTAGTTGGAATGGCAACATTAATTGCCACTGCTATCTGGCTTATAACGATTCCATTGCGTGAAGACAAAGAAGAGTAGGATAGTTACTGATATGAAAAAAATAGCAGCCCTCTTATCAGCAGTAGTATTATCATTAATGTTAACCTCTTGCGGTTTACTAGAAAATAGATATCGCTATGACTGCCACGACCCTGAAAACTGGTATAATAAAGAGTGTAATCCACCAATCTGCCAAGCAGATGGATTATGCACTAAAGACATACTTGGTTTTGATCCTACGGAGGGTAGCGTAAATGAGTAAAAAAAGATATACATCAGATGAACTAGACGCACGATTAAAGTTTTTTCTTGGTATGACACTAGGAACAATCTTGTTGTTTACAACAATGGGAATTTTATACGCCCTTGTTTTTGTAACACAACCAATTGGAGAGCAATCAGAAAATGATAAGATGTTCTTTAATGTATTGTCATCTGTTGCAACATTTATCACTGGCACACTTGCTGGTATTTTAATTGGAAAAAATGGCGGGGGTTCAGATAACTCACAGCCTAATCAAGTATCTGAGCCTATGACTAATAGTGTTGTAGATGATCTTGATGAACTTGATGATTTTATTGAATAAATAATACATTACTTGACACCCCTTCTGGGAACTGGTATACTTAAATATACCTAATCTGGGAGGGGTTTGTCATGACTTGCATTGTTGCTCTACGCCATGAAGAAAAAGTTTATATGGCAGGAGATCGTGGAGCATCAGATGACGGAGTTATTCTTTCACTTGAATCACCAAAGGTTTGGAAAGTTGGACCGTACTTAATTGGTTATGCTGGATCAATGGACGGTGACAGAATCAGACACAATTTTAGACCATCAGCACCTAACATTAAAGATACAGACAAGTTTATGCACACTAAGTTTATTAAAGAACTTCGTGAATTTTATAATGAGTTTTGGATTGATACATCTAAAGAGGGTGAACTTAGTTTAATAATTGGTATTCGTGGAGAGATCTATGAACATAGTTCTGGAGACATGTCTTTATCTAAATACTCTTTGCCATATATGTCTATTGGTTCTGGGTCAGAGTATGCTTACGGAGTTTTATATGCAACAGATAAACAAAAAAATGCAAGGAACAGAGTAATTCAAGCAGTTAGTGCTGCAATTAAATTTAACCCATCTTGCATGGGTCCAGTTGACATCATAAGTGCCTAGGAGTATACTTATTATATGAACGAAGAATTTGAAGAGATCCTAAAGGACATTCAGAATATAGAGTCAAATTTTGATGAGTTTGAGATTTGGCTTGAAAACGGAATTGAACGGGGATGGGTAACTGAACCGTTCTGTAATACTCATGAAGGTGATCCTTATATGAGTGAAGAAGAGCAGCAAGAATGGGAAGAGGGCGGAGACCCTTGCCAAGTAGTAATTAAAATCAAAGAAAACTAACAGGGAGAAAAATGAAAAAAATCGCAGTGGGAATTATAGCGGTACTTAGTTTAGTACTACTTCAACCAGTAAGTGCACAACCAAACAAATCAATTGTTATTATTGATACAGCAATTGATTCATCTATTCCGCAACTAAAGGCAAAACTTGTACAAGAAGTTTGTATTCTTGGAAGTATGGTTTGCCCAAATGGTCAAAGATTCCAAGAAGGTCCTGGAGCAGCAACCCTTCCATCAGCACAAGCACTAAAGGGTGGATTTGAGCACGGAACAATTATGGCTTTAATTGCTAATCAGGTTAATCCAGATGTTGATATTATCTTTGTAAGAATTGCTGGCTTAACAAAGCGTGGAACAATGGACACTTATAGTATTAATGAAGTAACTAGGGCTCTTGACTGGGTAGTTGCTAACAAGCAAAAGTATAATATTGTTTCAGTTTCTGCTTCACAGGGAAATCATAGTGTAGGAACTGGACCAAAGTATTGTCCTATTAGAGCAACTCATTCACAACTTATTGGAAATATTGATAAGTTATCTGCTCTTGGAGTTGCAACTATGTTTGCTGCTGGAAATCAAAGAGACTATTCAAGAATTAATTTCCCAGCATGTATTACGCAGGCTGTAGCAGTAGGTGGAGCAACAGAAGATAATGCAATGGCTCCATATTCAAATGCTGCACCAGAGGTAGATTTTTATTCTCTTGGAGCATTTAATACACAGATTGGTAGATCAGTTGGAACATCTGCAGCAACTGCAGCATTCTCTGCAGCATGGGCTAAAAATTACAAGGGTACATATCAATCAACATATGATTACTTTGTATCAGTATCTAAGTCAGCAGTAGGAAGATCAACTAAAACCAATAGGCTTGTAAGTCTTTTAGGTTAATTGGTTTTGGTCTGTAACTCAGTTGGTAGAGTGCCGAACTGTTAATTCGGAAGTCGCAGGATCGTAGCCTGCCAGACCAGCAAAAGCGAGTGTTGCATAATGGTAGTGCTTCTGCCTTCCAAGCAGATGGTGCCAGTTCAATTCTGGTCACTCGCTCCAATGGCCCTATCTTCTAGTGGTTAGGATACCAGGCTTTCATCTTGGTGAGCAGAGTTCAATTCTCTGTAGGGCTACAAAAGTTTGATATAATATATAGGTACCTGCCTATTGGGGGTACATTAACTTATTCGCTTGAAAGGGGAATAAAATGGTAGTAACACATGCAATGGATCTATTCAATGATCCTTTTTTTATTGGCTTTAACAGAGAGTTAGGCCGTTTGAACACAGCACATAAAACAAATTCACAATCATATCCTCCATATGATCTTCTTAAATTAGATGAAGATACATATAGAATTTCTTTGGCTGTTGCTGGATTTTCCAGGGAAAATATTGATATCTCAGTAGACAATGGAACTCTTATTATTAAGGGTGAAATCGTAGAGGTAGTAGATGCTGAAGTAGTTCATAAGGGTATTGCTGGTCGTAAATTTGTACGATCATTTGCTCTTGGAGAATATATGGAAGTAACTGGTGCAGAAATGAAGGATGGTATGCTGCATATTAATGTAGACCGTATTATTCCTGAAGATAAAAAGCCAAAGACTATTGAAATCAAACTTGCTAAAAAGTAGTATATAGGCTATAATTGTATAAGAGACCTAGGCATGTCTTTATAAACTGCCCCTTAATATTAGGAGATAAAAAATGGCAGCAAAGGGTAGTCTAGAAGCAATCATTGAGGTTGCAAAGAAAGAATTAGGAACCATTGAAGGTCCTAAAGATAACGAGACAAAGTATGGTAAATGGACTGGTGTTAATTTTCAACCATGGTGCCAATCATTTGTTTCATGGTGTGGTTTTACATCTGGCTTAGATGCAAAGAAGTATCCAAAGTCTGCATCAACAGTAGCAGCAGCAGACTGGTTTAAGAAGGCTGATCGTTGGTCAGATGCTCGTAACGATGATCCAACACCAGGCGACTGGATTTATTTTGATTTCCCAGATGACGGTGTAAATCGCATTTCACATGTTGGTATTTGCATTAAGAATAACGGTGATGGAACTATTCAAGTTATTGAAGGAAATACTTCAGGAACTGCAAAGGGAGATCAGCGCAATGGAGGAATGTGCGTAGAAAAGACTCGTGCATATGTAAAGAATAATAAGGCTAAGTTAGTTAATGCTGTTGTTGGTTGGGGTCGTCCAGTTTATACTGGCGAAGAAAACCTTCCACTTCTTTCTAAGGTTGGCTCATCCGATGCTCCAGTTAAAACATCTGCTCCAGTTTCTTCAACACCTTCTGCACCTGCAGTTAAGAAAGAGTTTAAGCAGTTTAAAGAAGGA